CCTTACTCCTACAACTTGCCTGACAGTGGCTACGGGATCAGCGGCTGATGCTGCAGGCACTTCCACAATCCCGCCGGTTTGCAGTCAAGGCAGCGGCGGTGCCGGCCCCTGTGGGTGGCCTGAACAGCCGTGACAGCATCGACGCCATGCCGCCGACTGACGCCATTGTAATGAGCAACTTTTTTCCGTCTGTTGAAAAGGTAACCCTGCGTGACGGCTTTACTCAGTTCTGCACTGGCATCGGCACAGGCGATGTTGAAACGCTTGTCGAACACAATGCCGGCGCAAACCGTCAGCTCTTGGCTATCGGCAGCGATGGCGTCTTGTACCAGATTGATAGCGGCACGGCTGTCAGCAAAAAGACCGGCCTTGCCAACGGCAGGGCAGAATCGGTGGAGTTCAACGGCCTTACCATCTTTGTGCCGTCAGGGGCAAACGTGCCTTTTAGCTGGAACGGGTCAAGCGCCAGCGATCTGTCGATCACGCTGTCTGATAGCGCAAACGCAAACACGCTGACCGGCGTACATGCTTACAAAAACCGCCTGTATTATTTTACCGGCACAGATCAGAACTTTTACTACTCGGCCACAGTAGACACACACCAAGGCAACTTTACCAAGTTCCCAACCGGCCTAGTCGGCACCTTTGGCGGCAACCTGATTATGATCCAGACGATCACGATCGACGGCGGTGAAGGCGTTGATGATCTGCTGGCGCTAATTATGAGCAGCGGTGAGGTTCTTGTTTACAGCGGCTCAGATCCTAGCTCATCTAACTTTGCCCTGGTCGGCACCTTCCGCATAGCTGAGCCGGTCAATGAAAAGCGTGCCTGCGCCAAGCTTGGCGGCGACGTGATTGTGATGACCAAAGAGGGATATCTGCCGTTGAGCGCCGTGATACGGCAAGACAATGTAGGTGCCAAAGCTGCTGCAATATCAGAGAAGATTAGAGGCACTGTGATTGCCCAGGTCAAGGCCACCGGCACCTCAACAGGCTGGCAGATCTTTGTCAGCCCTGACGGCGACAAGGTGATCTTCAACTATCCGACCGGCGAGACAGACGCCTACAACCAGCACGTCTTTAATCCCATCATCCGCGCCTGGTGTGTCTTTGAAAACGTGCCGGCAAATGTGTGGGGCCAGTTCAACGGCGACACCTATTTCGGCAGCGCCTCCGGCAAGGTTTTTAAGGTCACTGGCGACAGCGACAACGGTGAGAACATCGTTGGCGATATTGTCACGGCGTACAACTATTTCGGTGACCGTGCCAGCTTCAAACGCTTCAGTTCAGTCCAGCCGATGCTGGAGGGCGACACCGATGTCGTTTTCAGTTTTGGGGTGGCGACAGATCAGAAGCCGGCCAGTACGATTGACGTTTCACCTGTCACTTTCGCCAGTAACTTGGCGGCTTGGGACACGGCCACTTACGATGACTTTTTTTATGCCGACACCAGCGGCGCAGGGATAACCAAACGGCGCAAGGCTGTGAACCGCGTCGGCTACTCTGCGGCTTTACGCATCAAGGTTGCCACTAGCACGCAAACCATCAGCTTCATCTCAGCACACTATACTTTCCAACCGGGAGGGCCAGTCTGATGCCATTCTCATCCGGCACCTTTACGCGCACGTTTGACTGTACGACCGATAGGGACAATGGCGTCAAAATCCTTGCCAGCAAGTTCGATACCGAGTTCGACGGCATAGCCACCGGCCTATCCACTTGCATCCTCAAAGACGGCACACAGACTTGCACGGCGGCGATACCGTTTGCTGAAGGTCTTACTGTGCCTGACAACAAGACCATCGTGCTTGGTACAAACAGCGACATCACAATTCAATATGATGAGACGACCAACGACGCCCTAGAGATTGCTGCCAACGTGGAGGGCGCGGCGCTTGGCGTTGTGCTGAAGGCCGACCAGGGCGATGACAACGCAGACCAGCACAAGCTCAACATAGCTGACGGCGGCGTGCTGACCCTCCAAAGCAAGATCAGCGGCGGCTTTGTCACCTACCTAACTCACACGCCAAACGCCACGGTTGCCGACAGCACAACGGCTGTTGCAGGCAATCTGACTGTCGCTGGCGACCTGACGCTAGGGTCAGGCGCTGTGATCAGCGAGGCTGAGTTAGAGGCCATTGACGGCGTTACAGCAGGCACAGTGGCGGCCTCTAAGGCCGTCATTGTGGACGGCAACAAGGATATTGCCAGTTTCCGCAACGTAACCCTGACAGGCGAGTTAGATGCTGGTTCGCTAGACATCAGCGGCGATGCCGACATTGATGGCACGCTTGAAGCTGACGCCATGACGCTAAACGGCACGGCCATCACGGCAACAGCCACGTTAGACACAGGCATATCAAACAACAACGTGCCGAAATTCACCAGCGGCGTGGCTGACGATGATTTTCTGCGCGTGGCTGGTACAGCCATCGAAGGCCGGTCTGCATCTGAGGTGCTGTCAGACATTGGCGGTCAAGCCAGCCTGACATTCGGCATTTCAAACACCAACGCAGTCAAGATCGACAGCTCATCCGTCGCTGATGACGAATATGCTCGATTTACTGCAAATGGTTTGGAAAGCCGGTCAAATGCAGAGGTTTTGTCAGACATCGGTGCGGTCTCACAGGCTACAGCGCAAGCCGATGCGACAGCTTTGGCAATAGCGCTGGGATAGAGGGTAAAATATGGCAAACACTTTCAAAGTAGTATCGCACGACGTGATGCCAGCGAGTGCTGGCACACCCGAGGATTTGTACACAACGCCAGGATCGACCACGACAGTCGTGATCGGATTGTTGATTGCAAACATTCATACCGCGCAAGTCACCGCATCGGTGAAGCTGGTCAGCGATACATCCGGCGGTGGCAGAGCCGCGACTAACACTACCACGTTCCTTATCAAGTCCATGCCGATACCTGTGGGCGCGTCAATGGAGGTGCCGCTAGGCGGCAAACTGGTTCTGGAAACCACAGACAAAGTGCAAATAGATTGCTCAGTCGCTGACAAGGTTTCAGTCACCATGAGCATTATGGAGATTACCTGATGAGCAAGGATCGTTTCATTGGTAAGGACGGGCGGCAGACTAGCTATGAAAGCATTATCCGACAGAACGAACAGACTGTGGTTGCAAGCCTGACCATTGATTCAACTAACAGTGGCCTGTCGGCTGGCCCTATCACGATTGACACCAGCACCACCGTCACAGTTAACGGATACTGGAGCATCGTATGACCAGCGTATTGAATGTAGACACGATTGCAGATAAGGCTGGCACTGGTCCGGTAGGGCTGACGAAGCAAGAGGCTGCTAAATTATATTCGTATTACACTCAAACGACTCCAGCGGTCACTGGGAGTTTTGGAGTGAGTTCCATTTCTGACGACTCTAGTGGTAGGTATACTATTAGTTTCACTAATTCGTTTTCAAATGCAAATTATTCAACAGGTGGCATGGCTTCATTAGACGGCGATCCGAACGCTAGGTTCAACATGACCTACGAAACCAAAGCAACAGGCACCGTAAAAATGAACACATTTAATATTAGCAGTGCTGATGAGTACAAAGACGGGTTGTCAGATGCACAGTTGCTGGGAGACCTCGCATAATGGCAAGCATACTCAAAGTCGATACAATCACAGGAGTAACCACGGCTGGCTCTATTGCGGTGACAGGCGAGGGCAACTCGACCACAACGAATTTGCAGCAGGGGCTCGCGAAGGTTTGGATTAATTTTGACGGAGATGCGTCAGACATTGCAATACGAGATAGTTTCGGTGTGAGCGGAAACTTAGACAACGGAACTGGCGACTATACAATCACTTTCTCCAACGCAATGAGTAATGGTAGTTACTCACTTGCAGGTGTGGGTGAAGCAGGTGGTGGTGGTAGCGTAATGGCTTTGGCAGTAAACGGCACTGATGGTCTAACGACAGCGTCGGCCAGAATATTTACTAAAACAGGCAGTCCTGCTGACAGTAATGTGGTCACGTCTACAATCAACGGAGACCTCGCATAATGGCTAGTGAACTGAGAGTAAACACCCTGAAGGATGCCAGCGGGAACAACAGCGTGGCTACGTCTACTGTTGCACAGGGTAGTGCGAAGGCTTGGTTGGCTGCTGAAACAGACGCACAGCCATTTGACTCGTTCAACACGGCATCAGGGCAAGATAACGGAACCGGCGACTATACCTATGCCTTTACCAACGTAATGAGCAATGACGACTACTCAATTACCGCCTGCGCTTCTTATGCAGCTATCTTGGCGTTTGACAACCCTGAAAGAACAACCTCAAATTACAACGTCAGGATTTTTGCTAGGACTGATAGCTTGACTAATGACAATGCCAAAAATAATCAGGCAATCCACGGAGACCTCGCATGACAGTGACACCTGAGTTTACCGGCACACATCTGTGGGACAGGCTCTGCTGGGCCAAAGAGAACCTTGAGGGTGTGCAGTCAGACTACCGGGTTGTCTACGAGGACAGCGTAGACGAGTGCGCCAAGATACTGGTGCCTGACCCTAATTGGATGGCCTGTGCATTGCAGGGCGGTATCCTGCCGCCTGTCTGGGTATACTGGGAGTTAGCGAAGGATGAGGCACAGCCCGACTTCAAGAAACACACACGCGGCTACTTGCTGCATGACACGGAACCGATGGGGCCGATGACCGAGGAACAGGCCATCGAATACCTCATTCAGAAGGACGTGCCGCAGTCTGTCTGGCGCGAGTGGGATGCCGGTAATAAACCCAAGATGGTGATCTGCCGCAAAGAACAGCTTCCGGGCACACGAGAGTGGCGCAATGCTTGGAAGATATCTGAAGACATAGCCACAAATCATCACATAGCCGCATAGGAGCGATCCACATGGCAACCACCTACATCGTTGATAAGGACGGTAATCAAATAGATGCGTCCGAAGCCACAGTCCCATCTGACCGTCATTTTCGTGGTGCTTGGTCACTGTCGGGTAAAGTCATTTCTGAGGATATGACCAAGGCCAAGGAAATATTCAAAGACAAAATTCGTGAAGTCCGTAGTCCGTTGCTGGAACTTCAAGACGTGGCTTACATGAAAGCTCTTGAGGCAGACGATGCGTCTGCAA